CAGCAGACCAAAAGGCTGAGACTATAGATGAGGTCAAAGAGGACAGCGCAGCCGATGATAGCGGGGCGGAGATAATCAAAGACCTTCAAGAGTCACTTAGAAAGAACAGAGAATACGAAAAGAAAATAAAAACTCTTCAAGAGCAATTATCAGTTTGTTATACAAAGGAAAGGGAACAAGAAGAGAGTTTATCAAAAATGAAGAGAGTCCTACAGACTTCTCAACAGACTGCCAACAGAGCAGATGCTTTAAGTATCAAAGTTGAAACTCTAAATGAACAATTAAGAAAGCAAACCAAAACAATCGAAGAACAAGAATCTAGAATTGAAACTTTGCAGGAAAGATTGCAGAATCAAAGACAGAGGGTAGAGCAGAGTAAAGAAAGATTGAATGAAAGTTTGAGCAATAAGCAAGAGCAAGTAGACACCCTTTCAAGAAAAGTTGATACACTTCAAGAGTCTCTAAATACTGCGACAAAAGAGAGCAAAGAAAAAGAGAATAGACTTGTTGAACAAATTGAAGACATCAAGAAAGATGCTTCAATCAAGAACTCTGAATATAAGTCAAAGTTAGCAAACGCAAATAGACTCATTGAAAAATACCAGAGAGTAGCAAGAATGGCAGTAGATAAATATATTGGCATTCAAGCGATAAGGCTTGGTGTTAATTCATCCGAGATAAAGAACAGACTTAGTGAGAACTACTCTTTCACAGAGATAGACAAAGTGTGTGAAGATTTGGGTGAGTATAAAGTAAATGTAGGAAGTTTGCCTTTTGCCATCAGAGAAGACATAAGCAGAGGGAGAGTAAAGGTAAAGGAGTCAAAAGAGCCAATCAAACCTGATTTAGGCATAGACGATACAGTAGACGACTTTTTACTTTCACAAATAAAAAACTAAAAAATATTTAATTGGAGATTATTATGGCAACTTTATTAGAAGCTTACAAAAACAGACTCAATGTGTCCGAAAGTGTTTATAAGAAGGCACACGAAGGTCAAGCAATGGACAACAATAGAAAACTCGTTGTCGCAAAAGTATTAGAGAACACCAACAAGTTCTTAAAAGAAGCATTGGATTCCTCAATGGGTACTCAACGCTCCGATATGGGCTTATTCATGAAGTTTAGCATGAACTTAACCACTGTTGGTCTCCCTAACTTAATAGCCCATGACTTGGTAATTGTTTACCCAATGTCCGCTATGTCTGGTTATATCAACTATGTTGAGTACACCACATCAGTTGACAAAGGTCAAAGTCATGACAGATTCATCAGCAGCCCATTCGGCTATGGCGATGTAGATGCCAACTACACTTCTGAGAAAGTAGTTGAAGAGGGTACTCTCGACAATGCCACCACAGTCGCTTTAGCATGGAATCCTGTTGTTGCAGGTACTGCTGACATCACTGTTGGTACTGACAGATATGTTGATGGTGGTGATGGTCACATCTACGCTATTGACAATACCACAAAGTTAACCAAGAGATTGGTAACTGACATTGCAGAAGATGGTGTTCTTTCTGGTGTTCCCGCCCATGTCGAGGTCACTGCCACTGGTACTTATACCGATGCAGGTACAATCGTTTACACTGGCGATAGCGCAGGAATCACTTTCACCAATGCTGTCACTGGCGCATATGTCTTGAGATATAGTTACAACAATGTAATCGTTCCTCAAAACAAACTCCCAATGATCAAAGCAGAAATCAAAGCAATGCCCCTTATTGCAAAAGCAAGAAGAATAGCAATTTACTATTCTCAAATTGCGGCATTCCAGGCTAAAAACGATTACGGTCTCGACTTGGCATCACAATTGGCTGAGAAAGCAGTTGGTGAACTTAGCTATGAAATTGACACCGAAGTCACTCAACTCTTAATTGACAACGCCACAGAAGAGGGAGACCTCGTTTGGTCAAAGACCTTACCAATCGGTGTTAGCAAACAAGACCACTATGCAGCCTTCACCGAGGTTCTTGAGATTGCAAGAAAGAAGATTTATGACAAGACCAAGAAATTTGCTCCAAACTGGATTCTTGTTTCCAGCGCATTGATTCCTGTCTTCTCATTTATCCCTGGCTACAAAGCAGCAAACGCTGGTCAAGTCAATGGTCCTTACTTCGCAGGTACATTGAACGGCTTGAAAGTGTTCGTCACTCCTAACATCGAAGATGGCAAGTTCGTAGTCGGTGTTTTGGGCAACGATATGATGAGTGCAGCCGCTGTGTATGCACCTTACATGGCAATTGTGCCCACCCAGCTCCTTCAATATGCCGATGGTGGCACAACTCAAGGCTGGTCAACCTTGTATGACTTGAAGATTTTGAACAAGAATCTATTAGTCGCAGGTAGAATCACTGCCTAATCTACGAGAGAAATCTTGTATAATGATAGTGAAGGGGGAGTGTGAAAATCACTCTCCCAAAACTACTAAATTAAAGATATGGTGCGAGGATAGCACCTAATAAAGAAATCCCAAATAAATAAGATGAAGATAGAAGACCTATTCGATATTAGTGAAG